GCACTGTTTCAGAACGCCCGCCCATATAACCTTTAGCGATTTCGTTACTTACATCTCCAAAATAAAAACGACCATGCTGACCTTCTAAGCTGACTAAAAATGCTTGTATTAATCGTGCATCTGTCTCGACAAGATTGCTAAAGCTCATTGATCCATACCAGTATGCACCAATCATTCGTATAGTCTGTGTGCTTGCGGTTAAGGCTGATTGAAAGGATTGTGTCCTTGCTCTAAGCCCAAATTCAAGAGCGGATGGTTTTAAGCTAGGAAATGTTAAAACACTCATTATCTTCGCCCCGCTACTTTTGCGTATTGCCCGCCCGCATTGATCGCACCAAATACGCTGTTAAAAGTTTCGTCTTTAATATTCTGGGCTGTTCTGGCTAAACGTGATGCAATAGCTTCGTCTGCGTTACTAAAATCAAAATGCTGTACGATTTGAACCCCGCCACCACCTTCGCCTCCGTTTGGCACAATGCGACCCGCTGAACTAGGAACAAAAGTTTCTCTCCCACGCTCTCCAACTGTATAAGCTCTGTTGGGCGATACCTGACCGCCACCCGCCATACCGCCACCATAAGAAAACGCATTAAACAAAGTACCTAGCCCACCGCCCATGCCCAGAAGTTTGGTTAAAGCCAAGCGAGATTCCATGACTAGAAAATCTTGAATTAAGGTGGTCATAAAGTTTTTAAAGTTTAGATTTCCTGTACGGATTAACTTTTCTAATCCATCACCTAAACTATCAAATATTTTTTGTCCGAACTTTTCATAACGGTCTGTTACTTTTAAAGCTGTTTCGATAGCATTATCAAAACCGTCTTGAATTAACTGGCTTGCTTGTTTTGTTTTCTTTGCGACTGCAACAACAGTATTTCCTGTTTCATCCATTTTATTGCGTAAGCTGTCAAAAACACTTTCAACATTAGAAACAAAACTTACCATGCTACCCGCTATGCCTGTGCCACCATGAGCATCTTTGTGATCGCTTACTTGAGACATTAACTTTTCGTTTGGTTTTGACGTTATTCCTACTTTTTCCATCAAATCACCAACCATTTGGTCAAACGCAAACCGAAACCCTTTTTGGGCTGTTTGATATCTATCTGCTTCTGCATTTAAACTTGTTGAAATTCCCGCAAACATATCTTCGCCTTTATAATACTTCCCACCTTCGCCTATCGTATAGCCTTTGTCTGTCATTGTTTTGTCATAACCCGCCATACTTGGTTCATTAAAAAATTCCTTGGAAAGTGTGTCAGCAGAATTTGGGTCGGATGCATAAGAATTCCTTACAGATATTCCTCTTAATGCGGGGGGTAATTTATTAACGATTGAACTAATGGCTTTAGCAACACCCTTTAACATTGAAGCAGTAAGAACGTCTAACACGCCTAAAGCAACCGCTGATATTACCCCTATCAGTCCACCTCTAGCACCTCGACTTCCTAAGAATAAAAAACCTAGAAATCCAAATTCCGCTAAGTAACCTCCCGCTAACGTATTTAATTTATTATACCCCGCAAGAAATAAATCTATTGTACTAATTATACTTTGTTTAACTTCTTTAAAAAATTCAATCGTTCCCGCTAAACCGAACAATGCGTTTTGAAGAAAATTTGTAAATGCTTCACCCGATTTGGTTGTTTGTTTTCGTAAATTTTCCATATTTCTTGCCATTTCGTCATTAATCACAATGGCAAGGGCTTTGAAAAAATCAAACACTCCGCTGTCCATAAAGACAGTTTTTAAGTTAAACACTTTATCGTTAATCATAGACACAACACCTAAAAAGGTTGATGACATGGCTTGGGCATTTCCAACCACTTTATTTGTACTGTCGCTAAAAAACTCTTCTAACTTTTTTCGTGTTTGATCTGCGGATACTGCTACCCCAGATGCAAAGCCAAGCATATCTGAAACACCCTTTTCTCTAAAGATTTCTGATGCACCGATACCCGCAGATAACGCTTTTTGCATTTGAATTGCTGACTGCTCAACTGATATACCAACGGTTGAAGCTATATCGGCTGATGCTCGTAAAAAGAAATCAATATCTTTAGCATTCCCATCTAAAACTGGTGTTAAAATTTTTGATGCTTGGAAAAGTTCTTGAAAACCAAAAGAAACTTCGCTTGCAAACTTACTTGTATTAGCAAAAATCTTGTTAGCTTTTTCCGCTGACCTTGTAATAGCAACTAATTGAAATCGTGTTTGCTCCATAAAATTAGCTGTTTGCATAAAATCTCTTGCAACCAACGCTACTCCCAAAGTAGCAAAAGCAGTTTTTAATGAAAATACATGACCCCTTATACTGCTAAGAATACCCCCCATTCTACTAAAAGCCGTATTAATTGCCATTGCACTTCTGGTAGCAACCCCTCTAAACCTTGCTAATTCTCTTGTGGCTTGTTTGCTATCAACAACAATATCTAGTTTAGCTAAATTCATTACTTTGCCCTTTCTGCTGATACGGCACAAAACTCTTGGTCAATTGCTTGTACTTGTTGGACAAAAGCCCAAAAATCCACAACATCAAGAATACTTGCACAATGCGATATTTCGCTAAAAGGGATTTGCCCCATACCCATTCCAACAACCCGACTAGAGGATAATACTTGGAAGGCATCTACGGCTACTTGTTCGTCTTCACCTAATTCTGGCTGAGTAGCAAGAAACGGCATAGTTGATGGATCTTGCCCACCTTCGATTAAATCATCACTATACTGTCCCCAAGTCATTTGCCATCTCATCCAGTTTTTAAGTTTTTTACTGACTTATCCAATTTTTCGTTGCGGTAGGTTTCATTGTCTTGTGCGTAGCTTAAAATTAACTCTCTAAATTCGTCATTACCGTCTGACTTTAAAAGTTCTAAGGCTTTTTCTCTTGAGTAGGGGACTTCAACACCATCAAAGTGCAAACCCTTCCACCCCAATAAAATTGTTTCTGCCATCACTCCGCACAACACATCATTTTGTCGCTCTGTTGACAGCTTGCCTTCTTCAAACATTTTTCGATATGGTTTCATACTTCTTTGAAATACCTTTTGAAAATTAGCATTATTCATTCTTGCGATTAAGAATGATGTTTCGCTGTCATGCTCCACCCAAACTCCTTCATTTGATTTTGAAACATTTGTCGTAAATTGGTTTAAGTCCATTTATTTGCCCTTTGTGTTTGTACGGTGGTTGGGGTCATTGCCGTTCAACCACCGCACTGTTTCATTAAGTTCGTGTAATCTTAATTGTTGCTGTGTCGCTTGCGTTATAAATTGCTTGAAACCCTAGCTCGACCATAACGTCTGCGTTACCGCCACCCGCTAAAACAGTACCACTTGAATATTTAATTCTTGGTAAAAGTATAGTTATAGCGTTGGAAGATGCGTCGGTCATTGTAAACTCTAACGATGACTCTGTAGACTGAAGATATTTGTTATAAAGTGTATCATTTGCAAAATACACTGACATAGTTCCTGTCACCTCAAATGAACCTAAACCAATGCCTGTAGAACCTAGTGTTCCAATCGCTTGATTTGATCTAAGATTGTTAGTTACGGATAAACTTATTGCCGTAACATTATCGGAAAGAGTCGAACCACCTTCTTTTAAAGTGCCAATATTTCCAACCGCATTAAAAGGGGTCGTGCTTGACGATGCACTTGGAGTTCCAGAAGATGCCGAACTAGCACCCGCAATACTGTTTTTACCTTGAACACTAAATGACCCAGTAACAATAGAACCAGAAGCCACGTTTAAATTAAACCCACCTATTCTACATCCTTTGTAAGTATGAAATCGCCCTGCATCGGCAAACTTCTTTTCAAGAGTGTATGATTTTGCTGTTGTCCCATTTTTTAAGACGTTAGCACTAAATGCTGAACACATTGCCCCTTCAAGCAATGTATCAAATGAGCCGTGTGACAATTCAAAATTAACATCACCAGAAACAGTCGCATCGGTCTGAACCAAATCCTGTATGTTTCTGTCAGAACGAATTTCGTCTGATGATGTGTTTGTAATCCCAAATTGAAGTGATTCACCAGTTGGACGTAAAGTTGTCCAAGCTCCTGATGCGGGCGTTGTTCCAAATGTGCTTTCTTCCAAGAGGAACAGCGAGGTACGATTGGTGTCTGCCATGAAGAAAACCTCCTGTTAAGTTGTTGCGTCCCGATAGTACGAGACTGACAGATTGATTTGAAAACGCCCTGACACAACACCGACTCTTTGGATTTGTGGTTGTCTGGTCGTAATTGTTCCGCTCGACCCATGATTAAATTGAGCGTTGCGAAATAATGCTGATAACGTATCTGCATATCCTAGTGCCGTAGCTGACCCAATGTCAGTGGCGGTAAATATCTGAATTGTAATAACGCCAACGTAGCGTATTTTTGGATCTGTTCCTTGTATTTCGTTTTGTGTCGCAGAGGCGGGCAAGATAAAAAGAGCAATATAGTTAGCGTCGCTTGGAGAATAGGGCACATTATCAAACGCAATACCTGTTGTTGTCCAGTTGTCACTGAGCCTTTTTTCTATCGCTACTCTTTCATCGGCTATGCTTGCCATTGTACTTCCTGTTTCGTATTTATTACATTATGTAATATCATAAGACAAATGTTTAATCTAGTTTTCCTATAATTACTGCTAATTCTGCTTCCACCTGTGCAACGGTTATATCCACTATACCTTGTGGGGCTTGCCTAGAACTCCCTTGATCCAAAACATCTATGTATTCGACATTGTTTGACACATGAACTTCTTCCTTACCGCTAATATTCCCAACGGCATTGCTTGTTCCAGAAGGGTATTGCCCTTGGGGTAAACTTGATAAGTCTGCATATTCTTCAGATATATTCCAACTCCCTCTTGCCCGCCCTGTATCTACAGGTGTGTTTTGCTTTGCTTTGTTGTACACATCAAACGACACTCGCTTTACAACCGTTTCAAGATTAATTTCTGTTTGTTTTGCAAATTTTGACACATCAAGTTCAAATCGTTTATTTTTCATAGCTTTATCATCACTTCGTAAGTCGCCACCAGATCGCCAGAATACTGTTCTACAACGTCGGTTACATTATAGGTCTTACCATTCAGAATGATTGTGTGACCCACTTGTGGGGCAAAACTTTCGCCATGTGAAGCCATTATGAGCTTGAGTTCGTTTTTATTGTCACTGCTTCCTTGCCGTGTGCCTTTCGATTGCTCAACAATACACTTTCTTGATACAGCTTCGGTGGATTTGCTTACAACGCCTGTCGTCGTGTCATACTTTTGAAACACACCGCCTTTGTGTTCAACTGTCGTGCCAAATTGATTAATTACAGTGCTTGCTACTGGTCGTATTGCTGTGTCTAAACTTGTCATTTGTTCCCCATATATAAGTATGCAACCCCGCTAAAAAATCCAATAACCGCAATAAAGAATAGAATTACCGCTATTATATCAATTATTTTCTGTCTAAACTCTTCTCTTGCGTACACTTCATCTTGCCTTTGTTTTCTTATTCGCCCTTCCATTGCCAATAAATCGTCCCACGCTTTTGACCCATATTTGAATCCGATTAGGTTTTTAAGTTCGTCCCTCTGTGCCCTTAAAGTTTTTTGTGCGGTAAACGCCTGTATTGCTTCTTGTTCTATAGAGTCCCCACTTGCCAATCGTTTATACCAAGGCGGGTTCTTTGCCGTTTTATTTGCTTGGTCAACATCCGATGATGCCTTCATCCAACGAGAAATATCGCCACCCATTTGCTCCATATCTCTCCCAACTTGAAACGCCCGCTTCAAGCCAGAAAATGCCTTGCTTGCTGTTGCCACTGCTAGTCCTATCGTTGCGGGGTCTATGACTCAAATTCCTTGTTCCTAACTGTTTTGTGTCATTGCACATGATTAATTTTCTATAAAGCTGAAGAGGGCGGTGTGAATGTTGATGAATAAATAGCATTGCCTTTATTTACTCTAAGATCAGCTATATAAAAGTCTCCATGATCACCCCAATGACTACTGCCAATCCACATACTATTTCCCGTCCAATTAGTTGAGTCTGTAGCTTGGTGAAATAAAACACCATCTATGTAAAATTCATCATATTGAGTGCCTGATATCGTCCTTCTTTGATAAACCAGATGTTGCCATTTATTAAGAACCCTAGGAATATTATTAACATGAAATGTAGGGGAAGCATAAATATACATCTTGCTTGCACTGTAAACCAATGTGAACGAGGACGCATCATTTTGTGTAGAAGAACTTCTAAAGTCTATAACGGAAGCGTAATTAGTTGCTTGACTAACTAGGTACAAATACATTTCAACTGTGAAATCGCCAGTGCCGAATTGTAAGTTTGTATTAGCTGCAATGTCTGTTCTGTCATTACCGTCATACCGTATAGAATGGGTGACCGTACTGTCAGGAGGAGTAAATGAACTTACGGTTGGCGATCCTGCACCAACGCTCAAAGTTAATCCGTTAGGGGATGAAGGAATAGTAGAAGCATTGGCTAATTGTAATGTTGTTCCAGATACAGCCGTTAAAGCCGTCTGGGGTCTTTCATTTGGATACGTTGTGTGACCAATTAAAAGTCGCACATCTTCAATATATCCAGTATAATATCTGTGCGCCCCACTACTTATTGTACACCGTCCAATTTGAACCCCTGCTGTTGGGTTTGTTATTGCAGTTGAACTTGTAGCACTCGCTGTTTCGACACCGTTTACAAAAATTTTGTAAGCAAACCCACTCCAAATTACTGAAATGTGTGACCAAGCGTTGTTAGAAATTGTTGCACTAGATGACAAAGTTACCCATGATCCTACGTAATATATGAATCTTGGGGTAGACCCATTATTACTCATATCGATAATAAAGCCATTAGTGCTATCAACGCCAGTTTGATAAATAGGATTAAAGCCACTTCCAAGATTGGTTGGATAGATCCATGCTTCAAAACTCCACGGATTAGCAAAATTAAAATTTGAATAATCTTCTATTGTTAAATAATCACCTGTCCCATCATACTTCATACTTGTTGTAGCATATTTAGTTTGGGCTGTACTTTCTTGTGCATCACCATGTAATTTTAAGTCATTTTTACTAACAGAGTCAAACACCCCTGCTTGGTCGAAATTAAGTTTTAACTTTGTATCGGACTGTATTGCTGTTGGTGCTGTTGGTGGAGTAAAAGCCCCTGAGTAAGCCGCACTTCCTTTATTAAATTTAAAGTCAGCTATATAGAAGTTTCCATGATCGCTCCAGCTCGACGTACCAATGTCTATCCCATTGCTTGCAGACCAATTTGTACTGTTTGAAGCCGTGTGGAATAACACTCCATCAATATAAAATTCGGCTGTTGGAGTTCCACCTATAGTTCTTCTTTGAAAAACAAGGTGTTGCCATGTGTGAAATTTCCTAGGAATATTATTAACATGGAATGTAGGATGAGAATAAATATACATTTTATTAGTTATATCACTGTAAGCAAGTGTAATAGCTGTTGCATCGTTACGAGTAGTGCTTCCTCTAAAATCAAAAATAGAAGCGTAATTACTTGCGTTACTAACTATATACACCCAACATTCTATACTAAAATCGCCAGTACCAACAACAAAGTCTGAGT